GCGCATCGAGCATGACGACGGCTCGGTCACGGTCAGCCTCGACGGCAAGCCTATTGATGGGCCGGGCTCTCGCAAGGCCGGCGGCTGGTTCGACAATCTGGTGGACGAGATTGACGACATGGAGCTGGCGCGGATCTCGGACGACCTGCTGCGCGGGATCGGCGACGACATCCAGAGCCGGCAGGAATGGATCGACGACCGGGCGCAGGGCATCAGCCTGCTCGGCCTCAAGATCGAGATCCCCGGCCTTCAGGGCGCGTCCGATGGTGCACCCGTCGAGGGCATGAGCAAGGTTCGTCATCCGTTGCTGCTGGAGGCGGTGCTCCGCTTTCAGGCCAATGCCCGGTCCGAGATGCTCCCGACCGATGGCCCAGTGAAGATCCGGAACGACAACAACAACGCCGATCTGGCGCAGGATCAGCTCGCCCGCGCGCTGGAGCGCGACCTGAACCACTACCTGACGGACACGGCGTCCGAGTACTACCCCGACACCGACCGCATGCTGCTCATGCTCGGCTTCGGCGGGACGGCGTTCAAGAAGGTCTACTACTGCCCGCTGCGCAATCGCCCGGTCAGCGAGACGGTCGATGCTGACGACCTGATCGTCAACAACGCGGCCACCGACCTGCGCAACGCCAAGCGCATCACGCACCGGACGTACCTGCGGCCTTCGACGGTCAAGCGGCTCCAGCTCCTCGGCGTCTACCGCGACATCAACCTGTCGCAGCCCCGCTCGGCCTCTCTGGACGCCGTCCAGCGCGCCCAGCGGGCCACGCAAGGCATTGCGGACTCATCCATCAATCCGGACGACCGCGACCGCGAGATCTACGAGTGCTACTGCGAGCTGGACCTTCGGGGCTTCGAGCACCGCTTTAAGGGCAAGGAGACGGGGCTCGAAATCCCCTACCGCGTGACCATCGACGTGTCGTCGCGCGAGATCCTGTCCGTGGTGCGCAACTACGACGAGGACAGCTCGGAGCTGCCCGAGGCGCGCGTGAACTTCGTCAAGTACACGTTCGTGCCGGGCTTCGGCTTCTACGACATCGGCCTTTTGCACATTCTGGGCAACACCACCAACGCGGTGACTGCTGCATGGCGCGAAATGTTGGACGCAGGTATGTTCGCCAACTTCCCCGGCTTCCTAATGGCCGACATGGGCGGGAGGCAAAACACCAACATCTTCCGAGTGCCGCCGGGTGGCGGCGCGCTCGTGAAGACTGGCGGGATGCCGATCAATCAGGCGATCATGCCGCTCCCGTACAAGGAGCCCGGCGCGGCCCTGATGAACCTTGCCAACAACATGGCGGAGACGGGCCAGCGCGTTGGTGGGACGGCTGAGCTGGCGGTCGGCGAGGGGCGCGCAGACGCGCCTGTCGGAACGACGCTGGCGCTGATCGATCAGGCGACCAAGGTGCTGAACTCGGTCCACAAGCGCATGCACGCGGCGCAAGCAGACGAGTTCAAGCTGCTGGTGCGGTGCTTCAAGGAGCACCCGGAGAGCTTCTGGCAGCGGTGTCAGAAGCCCTCGATGCAGTGGGACGAACAGACGTTCCTCAAGGCCATCAACGACTGCGATCTGGTCCCGCAAGCGGACCCGAACACGGCGAGCCAGACGCAGCGCATGATGAAGATCATGGGCCTGAAGCAGCTCCAGCAGGCGAGCCCGTCGCTGTACGACCCGATTGCCATCGACAGCGCCGCGTTGCAGGCCATGGGCTGGAGCAACCCGCAGCAGTTCATGGTCCCGCCGGCGTCGCTCCAGCAGAAGGATCCGCCCGAGGTCGAGTACGCCAAGGCGAAGCTGGCCATCGAGAAGCAGAAGGCCGATGCCGACACCATGCGGGCGCAGGCCGACGTGCAGAAGACGCTGGGCGGCCAGCCGGGCGGCGAGGTGGATCCGCTCAAGGTCGCGGAGATCGAGACGCGCAACCGCGAAATGGCCATGAAGCAGCAGGACATGCAGCTCGACAGCCTGAACCGCGAGCGCGAGCGCGAGAGCCGCGAGCGTCTGGCGGCTGTGCGTCTGGCGCAGGACATTGCGAAGAACCCGATGGGCCTTCCGATAGTGCAGAACATGCTCGACCCTGCTATGTTGCAGAGGTTGCAAAGCAACGAGCCCCCGCTGACGGAGTAGCGTAGATGGCCGGTGAGAAGATTGTCCAGCAGGCGCTGAAGGCGGTTCGTGAACTCAACCCGCTGGGCCTGTTCTCCCGCGCCACGGAAGAGGCGTCAAAGATCCCGCAGGCCAAGGGCACGCCCCAGCAGATGCGGGCCGCGCTCCTGAAGCAGGGCGTCAAGCCGGACGAGCTGAAGTGGACCGGCTTTGACGACTGGGCCAAGGGCCGCCAGAGCGTCACGCGCGACGAGGTGGCGGACTTTCTGCGGCGCAATGAAGTGCGGGTTGAGGAGAGCGTGCTTGGATACAATCCGAGGGCAGCTTCTCTTGAGGCGCGAAAGCAGGAAATAGATAAAGAAATTGAAGCAATCTCTGCTCGTGAAATAGCAGCGGGCCGCGTGCCTGCTGAGCATCCACAATATAAGGCACTTTCTGACGAGTATTACGACATCATTGATAATAGAATGTCTCGTGAGGAGCCGACCAAGTTCGAGCGATACACATTCCCCGGTGGCGAGAACTATCGTGAGTTGCTGTTAAAGAGGCCGGAAGTCGAAAATGATGAGCCGGTTCTCTTTTCGATGCTGGGCGGGCAGGGAATGCGCCGAGTCGACCCCAACAACTACCTCTCTGAACACTACCCAGACCCCAACATCCTCGCGCATCTTCGCTTAAAAGACCGAACCGATCCGGAAGGACGGCGCATTCTGCACGTCGAGGAGATCCAGTCTGACTGGGCGCAGGAAGGTCGGAAGCGTGGGTTCAACGATAGCCCTGCTGTTGTTGATGCATGGAAGGCGGAACGCGACGCTGTTCAACGTCAATTGCAGCAGGCGGCAGACGCCATTAATTCTCTTCGCGGAGAGGCCCCACGATTTCAGCCCGGCAAAATGTCGCCGCGCGAATACGAAAATTTAGTTAATGAGTACTACGAAAATGCCCGCAATAATCCTGAATTCACAGCAATGCTTGCTCGTCGCGACGAGTTAGTTGACCAAGTGCGAGAGATAGACTCTCGTAAGCCGTCGTTTGGCGGCGTTCCTTCTGCCCCGTTCGTTGAGAGCACCCCCAAGTGGACCGACCTCGCCCTCAAGCGCGCCCTGCGAGAGGCGGCGGAGGGCGGCTACGACGCGCTTGCGTGGACGCCGGGTGCGCCGCAGGCGGCCCGGTATCCGGGCGGTGGAGAAAAGCGCGAAGCGGGGATGAAAAAGTTCTACGATGAGATAGTGCCTCAGCAGCTCCAGAGGCTCGTGCGCCCGATGGATCCAAACGCCCAGCTTGGGACGGTGAGTGTCCCAACCCCAGTTCGCGATGCGCGCACGGCACGCCTGACTGATTCTGAACTGATGGCGGAGCTTAGTTCCGACGCTCCGGCTCCGCAGGCTAGGCAGCTCCCCTCCCTCAACATCACCCCCGCCATGCGCGAGAAGATCAAAGAGGGCCTGCCGCTTTTTACGATGGTTCCGGGTGCTGTTGGCCTCGGCATGGCGCAGCCGGGGCAAGAAGAGCCGCGCGAGGGGTTCGCAGACGGCGGCATCATTCTTAAGGCTCTGAAGGCCGTTCGCGGTCTGCCGCCCGCCGAGAACTCCCGGCTGACCCAGATTGCGACGACCGGTCCGTCCTACGACAAGGCGCTCCGCCATCTGGAGCGTGCCGGCATTGAGGGCCGGGCCATCGACTACGGCGCGGGGCGAGGCCACGGCCTGCGCAGCATCGGGGCGGACACGTTCGAGCCCTACCCGCAGGGCTGGACGCCGACGTTCACCAAGCCCGAAGACATCCCGGACGACGTGTATCGTCGCCTCGTGAACTTGAACGTGCTCAACGTGCTGGACCCGGAGGCTCGCCAGTCGGCGGTGCTCAACATGGGCCGCATCGTGGAGCCGGGCGGTGGTGGTGTGATCTCGACGCGCGGACGTGACGTGATGGCTGCTCGGGGCGAGCCGGGACCGGAGCCCATGTCGCTCATCATCGGCGAGGGCGACAGCGCCCGCTATCAGAAGGGCTTCACGCCGCGCGAGCTGCGCGAGTACGTGGGCGACACGCTCGGCCCCCGCTTTGATGTCGAGCCCTCCGACGTGGGCGCTGCGTCGATCATGTTCCGGCGTAATCGCGAGGCCGGCGGCGCAGTCGATTTCAACGACACGCCCAACTACACGCTCGACAACGATGCTGCTTTCTTCGACATGAGCCGCGTGTTCCCCCCGGCTCCGGGTCAAAAGCTTACCAATCGCGCGGAGAACATCCCGCTCACCAGATCACTCGCTCCAGCGCAGCCTGAAATAGTTGACCGGGCGTTTGATGTAGTGCGCTCCGAGCCTCGCCCGATGGACATTCGAGTGTCGCGCCAAGCGCCCCCGCCACCGCGTCCTGTGCCGCGTCCTGCGCCTGTGCGTGCTCCGGCTGCGCCCGACACGTCAGAGTCCCGGCGTCTCTGGGAGATCTACAACGAGACCGGCAACCCGGCTGACTTCGTTCGCGCCAGCAACGCCATGCGTGCGGGGCGTGCGGAGGGCGGTCGCCTCCTCGAAGACCAGTACCCCACGCACTACCTGCCGAACGTCGGGCGTCAGGTGATGGCGGATGGTGGCGGAGCCATGGACCCTCCGCTTACGACGCCAGATCAGCGCCTCGACGTGATTGATACCTATCTCGAAGACGCTGTTGACCAGAGCCTCAATCGTGGCCCGGCCATGCAGTTCAATCGGTTGCCCGCGCCGAGCGAGCCGCACACGACGCCAAATGAGCGAATTGGCGTCCTTACGACTTACGGTGGAGACGTTGCCGATCAGAGGCGCTATCGCGACGCTGTTCCGGCGCAGCAGCCCGCCGTGGACCCGAACCGCCAGTCTTATCTGGAGGCGTTTGGGCCGCCCCAGACGGGCGCTGGCTTGACGCCCAACGCTCCTGCCGCGCTCGCTCCCGGCGAGTATGGTCGCCAGAAGCTCGACCGGATCATGACCGGGATCTTTGGCCACAACGCACGCGAGCGGGCAATATCGGCTGCTCGGAACGTCTTCGCTCCGCCAGACCCTAGCTTGCCTCCGGGTGAGTACGGGCGGCGTCGCCTTGACACCCTAATCAACAATCTGGTGGACCCTGCGCTGCTCGGCAGCAAGGCGACGCTGGGCGTCGAGGACATTCGTAGCGGCGCGGTTCTGCCTGACCGTGCTGGCGTGCCTCCAGCCCCCAGAGACTACGGAACGCTGCCCTCCAGCCAGTCCTTTCAGAGCACAGTGGCTCCCCCGGCGCAGGCGCCGGTTGCGAAGACGGCGGAAGTTCGCGGCCCGTATGGTCAGTTCAGTGACGCCGACGTTGAGGCGTTGGCGAACATGATCGCTGGCGAAGCCTCGACGCAGGGCCGTGAGGGCATGGCGCAGGTCGGTCAGGTCGCGCTCAATCGCGTCCTGATGAACTACAACGACTACGGCAACACGCTTCAGGCGCAGCTTTCGCGCCCGCGCCAGTTTCTGGGCTACAACTCTCCGAACGCCAAGGCCATCATGGCGGGCGAGACGCCCCAGCAGCAGGCCATTGCGCAGCAGGCCCGCGAGATCGCGCGCGGCCTCATCGAGGGGACGATCCAGCCCAAGTTCGCCAATGCGACCGACTTCAACAGGGGCAGCACGTCGTTCAACGCCAAGCGCGGGGCGGCGAACGCCGCTCGCCTCGGCTCGCACACGTTCTTCAATGCGTCGCCGGCCTACGCCAAGCGGCTGGAACGCGCTAAGCGCGAGCGTCAGGGGCGCGCGACGGGCGGCATCGTAGACGACGCGCTCGGTGTGGTGCGTGAGCTTCCGCAGCAGGAGCCCGTCCGCGTTGCCATGTTTGCTGGCGAGGGCGCTGTTGGGGCACCCTTGCAGTCTCTGGACCTTGCCAAGCGGCTCATTGCCGAGGGCGCGAGCCCCGAGGAGGCTTATCGCGGCTCCGCCAGCGACGGTTCGACCGGCTGGTTCCAAGGCGCTGATGGGCGCTGGCGGTTTGAGGTCAGCGACAAGGACGCCACCATTAATCCGGAGAACTTTGAGCGCCTGCGCGCGGGAAACCCTGTTCGCCCGAGCGAGCTTCTTAGCCATCCTCGCCTGTTTGAAATGTATCCCAACCTCAACAAGATTAATCTCGGGATGGTGCCGCAGAGTGAGTACGATCAGGGCCTGATAGGCAGCTTCAACAACAGGACAAACACCCTGTCGCTGCCTCCGGATCCGAAGCAGGCTCAGTCAACTATGCTGCACGAATTGCAGCACGGCATCCAAAACAGCGAAAATTTTGGCACTGGCGGCGGCAGCACTGCGATCAAGGAGGCTCTGAAGTCCGAGGTTCTTCTGGAGCAGATGCGCGCCAGCCGCCGGGCCATGGAAATGCGGAAACAAGTAATGGACCGCATGTTTGATACCAATTACGCGGATCCTAAGCAGCTTTCCAAGTTTCGCGAGTTTCAGGCAGAGAATGAGCGCCAAATCGCTTCCGAGCAGGGGCGCATTCCGGCCCTCAAGCAGCGATTTGAAGAGCTTAATCCGACGGGGCGCTGGGGCTCCTTGAAGGACTACGAGCTTTACCGTCGTCTTGCGGGCGAAACAGAAGCCCGCAACGTCCAGAACCGCATGCAGATGGATCTGGATGAGCGCCGGGCCTCATTCCCCGGAACGACGCAAGAGTACCCCAACGAGGAGCAGTACGTCCGAATGCGCGGCGAGCGCGCGGATGGTGGCGAAGTCGAGAGCGCCATGGACGTGGTGCGGAGCCTTCCCACCGAGCAGTCCCGCCGTCGTGCGACGCTCAACCAGCTCGGCTCGTTCGAGGATCGCCCGGTCATGGACCCGGCGACCATGGGCGAGAACTGGGCCAACGCCGTGCGTCGGTTCCGTGAGAACCCGGTGCGCCCCGGCGAGGCCACTGTGCGCCCGCTAGAGCTTGGTGGTCGTGACGTGCTCGGTGGTGCAATTGTCGGCGATGGCGGCATCGTGCGCAGCCGGATCGCGGACATCGTGGCTGGATCTCGCGGCCTGCCGGGCAGCGGCACGCTCGGCATGGGTGTGGCGGATCTCACGCCCGCCGGCATTCCGCTGGCGGTCAGCGACTTCTCGGACGCCCTCCGCAACGAGGATTACCTGTCCGCCGGCTTGTCGGCTGGCCTGCCTGCGGCCTATTACGCCCGCAGGCCCATCATGGCGGCTGGCCGGGCGGTGTACGATGCTGGCGCGAGGGCCGTAGACGCAGCCCGTGACGTGCTGGGCCGTGTTCCTGCGCCTGTGGCGGCTGGCGGGGCTGGTGCCGCCGTCATGACGCCGGAAGAGGCGGAGGCGGGGAAGGCGGATGCAATCGTTCGCGCGGCCAGAAAGGTTATTCCCGCAGAACGTCCCGCTCTGTTCGACTACTCTCGTCTTGGCGATGTGCCTCACGTCAGGCAGTTTGATCTGCCTCGAAACGAGCCGCCGCGCGGCGTGCCGGCGCGCGTTCTGGACATGATAAACAACCAGAACGTGCGAGATGAAATGCTCAAAACGGTTGAGCAGGGCAACCAGATGGGCGGAAGCCGCTGGTACAACGCCGATCCGCTCCGCGAAAAGTTCGTTGAGCAGTTCGGCCTCGACCGAGGCGAAGAGGCGTTCCGAAAGTACATGGACTTCGTTGCCGCAACATCGCCCCGGTCTGAGGTTGGTGCGAATGTTCGCAATGCGTCCTACTACTACAACCGCGCCATGTCTGGTCAGGGCATGCCGGCGGTCGGCGACAGAAACCCGCAGCCATACGGTCACATGGCCCAGCGCCTGCACCAGATGAATGCGGAGCGTGTTTCTGGTGCTGGGTGGGATCCGCTGAACAACCCCAAGCCGGCATCGTTCGTGGAAAACCTTGTGGGCAATCAGAGCCCAGTGACTGTGGACACCCACGCCTTCCGCCTTCCCGCAATCATCGCGCGCGACCCTCGCTTCCTTGAGACGGCGTTTCAGGTGGACAAGACGGCTCCCAAGCAGAACATCGCCAAGATGATTGAGAGCGGCGAGATCTCAATGGATGACGCGGCAAATCGCGCCGCTTACTGGCAGGCGCAGCCAAAGGCAAACGAGTACGCGGCCATGGAGCGTTACTACAAGTCTCTCGGGCAGGAGCTTGGGCTCACTCCCGCGCAGACTCAGGCGGCTGCGTGGGTTGGCGGTGGCGCGAGGACCGGCCTGAAGTCTGACGAAAGCAAGCCGTTCCTGCGCTTCGTTGAGGATCGCATTTACAAGACGGCTGACGAGAGGAACATGGATCCGCAGGATGTGATGCGTCTCTTCGTGCGAGGCGAGATGCCTCTGTACGCCAGCGGCGGAGCCGTTGCGAACCATGCTATAAATCTCGCCCGTGAAATCAACTCGTCGCCGCGCGAGGAAACTGTCCCTTAACCAAGCGGCACGGGGGACGCCCCGTCAACTCCGGAGTGACGTGCATGTCTGACATGGCAAAGAAGGCCCGCGAGGCAATGAAGGGCAAGGCCCGAAAGCTCGCTGGTGAGAAGGATCAGAAGGTCGATAGCTCTGACTGGTCGCCCGCCGAGCCGCTTAACGCGGAAGTGAAG